CAACGGTATAGAATGCTGTTGGATAATTAGCCTTCAGATATGCTCCTGTATACGCTGTGGCGGCATAGGCGGTTGCGTGTGATGCATTAAAACAGTACGAACCCGCCACTTCAAACATCGACCAAATAGCATTAGCATCTTCTATTGGACACCCGTTCTTTTTCGCACCAGCCATAAACTTGTCTCTGTACTCATTAATCTTGTCTTGCTTCTTTTTAGAGATAAACTTTACTAACTTAACGCCTTCAGACAATGACAACCCACCAACTTCACGAGATATTTGTACAAGTTGTTCTTGATAACACAATACGCCGAACGTATTTTTCATCGCTTCATACGTACCCCATAGATATGTTGGGGCAATGTTGCCAAGTTTACAGTTAACGTATGTCTCAGTTGAACCTGAGTCAAGTGTAGCGGGTCTGAATAGTGCGTTAGCGGCAATCAAATCTTGAATGCAGTCAGGTTTCATCTCTACCAAAAATTTTGTCATACCTTTTGATGAGAACTGGAAGACATTTTGCGTATATCCTTGTCGCAACAATTCATACACTCTTTTGTCATCCATATTGCCACACACAATACCTTCCAACGTTACATTTGCACCAGGATAGTGTTCATTAACCAAGTCAAATGTTTCGTGCAACTTAGATAGTTCCTTTGTGGCCAAACAGTCATTCTTTAGCAACCCAAGTTCGTCAAGGCTATAACCATCATCCTCAGACACCAATATATCATCAACCTTTTTAATAGGCACGAAATCGAAACATTCAGCATCCATACCGTCAAGTTCATCAGGAGTCACAAGTAATGCAGAAGCGTGTACAGAACTTGAACGTGGTTGATACATCAATGTACGTATATCCTCAAATAATGTAGGGTAATCATGAATAAATTTAGCCACTTTTTTATTCTCTGCTGCAAGTTTGAAGATGCCTGTGTAATCACATTTGTCATCTTCAAAAATTGCCGTAAGATAGTTTACAAGAGCAGGCTTGATACGCATTGTTCTTGCAACGTCCTTTATCACAGCCTTAACCTTCAGAGTTGTAAATGTTCCAGCAGAAAAAACCCGTTGCTTGCCATTATGGTTATATCGTCTCTCAATGTATTCTTTAACCTCTTGACGCTTGTCACTTTGGAAGTCGTTATCAACATCCGGCAAACTTCCATGAGAACCCTTCAAATACCCTGAATCAACAAAGCAATCTATAACCTGAGTAGGTTTGCTTGTACTCTTTCGTTGTACTGATACTACTTTCATCGTAATGCCATTGAGTGATATGTGTCTTTGTTAAAGATTCCATTAGCCTTTTGACAAGCCTTGTCAAACGCTATCAATTCCTTGTCAGGTATGATACATTTTTTATCTATGAAAGACTCTGAAATAATACCCTCCATTGAAGTGCATCTGCTAAGAGCAACGTATAATTGACCTGGACAGAATACGTTTCTTGTATGAATAGTTATCTTGTCAAATGTAAGTCCTTGACTTTTGTGAACTGTTATGGCCCAAGCCAATGCAAGCGGGTACTGTGTACATGTACCTTTGTCCTTTGCTACAATCTTTTCGTTTTGTAGTTCATATTCATGTGCAACCCACTCATAAGGCAAAATTTCAACTTCTATACCGTTATCAAGCATTACAGATATTGAGCCTTGGTTGATTGAAGTCACAATACCCATAGAGCCATTACAATACAAGTTTGTATGATTGTCATTTACAAGAGTCATTACACGTGCCCCTACTTTTAATGCCAAATTATCTATACATGGTGCTGAGGTAATTGGAAAATCCCCATTTATTACAGCCTTAAATCTGTGTGTTGGCTCTCCAAGCATTGCTTCGTTAATCTTATTTACATCATTACGATACACACAAATATGAATATGCTGATTGTTATAATTCTTGCTTTCGCGTCTATCCCTTAATGTATCAAGTTCTTCAATATCTCTGTTGGTCATTTTATAACTTCTGATATTGTTGAGTATTTCTACAAAACGCTGGTTGGTCTGTCTAAATACGTTTGTCAATTCTACAACACGAAAACTGCAACGTCTCCAGATATGAGCATAGAAGAAATACACGCCTCTATAGAATAATAATAGTATGTCCTTCTCTTCTTTTTTGGCAACTGGAGGCAATTGGTATAAATCTCCGAACATTACTACCTGAACCCCACCAAATGGTTGGTCAATCATACGGTACAATCGCAATTTCTTGTCAATGTAATCGATAGTATCAGGTCTAACCATGCTTATTTCATCGATGATAAGCATTTCAAGAGACTGAAGGAGTTCTATTTTGTTTGTATTGAACTTGCCTCTCATTGTTTCGTTTGGATTCTGTACTCCAAGAGGAATATTAAACAAACTATGTAATGTTACGCCTCCAGCATTAACTGCTGCAATACCAGTGGAAGCGGATACAATCAATTTCTTTTTTGAGTTCTTGACCAAATAATGCAAGAACGTAGTCTTTCCAGTGCCAGCCTTTCCTGTAATGTACAAATGAGTGTTTGTATTCTCAATAAGATTGAATGCGTGGCTCATTTCTTCTGTAAGTACCATGTCATAACTCGTTGATGGTAAAAATCAAGTCTTTGTTGTCGAAGAGAATGTCATCTCCAGACTCTATTTCATCTGCATATATCATCATTGGCTCATCGTTGCCATCTCTTTTGACCATAAACTGAGCGTCCTTATCCACTTTGATAACTTTTCCTGTTTCAAGTGTCATTTCGATAAAATCAGTAGACTCAATATCGTTGCCTATTATGGTTACAGGTGCTGGGTATAGGCCTGCGCGTTCTGGAATCAGGAATCGCTCAAAAATCAAATTGTATTTAAGTGGGTCAATCAATGTTATTCCAAGCAAATACAACAGCAATGAGCCAGCAGCAGAACCACGACCACAACCTACAAGGATATTGTTGCGTCTCGCCCAGTTGCACATATCATATTGTACGAGCAAATAGTCTACATTGTTTGTACTCTCAATAATGTATTTTTCATGCTCCATCTGCTCACGATACCTGTCATACTGGTTTTTGGGTGCCAATCGTTTTAATCCATCTTCAAGCAACTGATTGAACATATTGTGAACTGTGCCATATCTTTCCTTCTCCTCGTCAGTCATATCGTATTTAGGCATATAGTTTTTTGTTGTATCCATACGTGCCTTAGCGTTATCTGCAATATAAACCGCATTGCTACAGCATTCCTCGAACAACAAATCTATGTCCCAATCATCACTGAAGATATTCTTAAAGTATTCGTAATGCTCATCAATGTCTTTGAAGTATTGGTCATCGCTTTGCTCATGTGCAGCACCTTCTGCGATTTTGTTCATGATGATTTTGTTTTTTGCGTCTGATTTATCCAAATAGTAACAATCACTAATCAATACTGGTCTTGGCATTTTTGCATCGTCATACAAATTGTCGAAATAGAATTTTGTAGACTCAAGAACCCGTATATCTATTCTCTCAGCCTTGTATTCAGACAAATCAATTTGGTAGAATGCTTTATCAAATGCATGTGTCAATTGCTGTACTACGTCTTGATGGTTGTGCATATATCGTGATGAATACTTATCAAAAACGATAACATTTCCTTCTCCACGTACAAGCAATTCTTTCAATTGTATTGTTTTATTTGACACATTATCAACCATAATGTGCTTTTGAATACGCAACAAATGTCTGAACCCAACCTGAGATTGAACATATACTTTGGCACCAAACTTTTGTTCTCCATCATCCACTGTCATTGAATACCCAAACACAGGATTGATACATGCTGATACGCATGCTTTTTGCAAAGTAAAGCATGCGGCCATTGTGTTTGCGTCACAAATACCTATAGCATCATGTCCAAGATATTTGGCCTTTTTAACCCATTGGTTCGGCATAAAACTTCCATTCAGCAATTCAAATGGAGTATGGATGCCAAGGTTGACTATTTTGTTTGTGTTTACAGGAGAAGTTCGATGACCTACATATTTGAGTATATTAAGAGCAAAGTCTTTCCTCAAATCGTAATAGTAAAAGTTATTTCCAAATTTGAATACGATGTAGTTGATGCCCTCATTCATCAAAACAGTAGGGTCTTCCATGCTGTTAAATATAAGTTCACCATCCCTATCTTTTCTAAATATGGAATTAAAATTTGACTTTTCAGTATTCTGAAAGAACACTTTGCCAAACTCTGGAATGTTTACGACCTCATTGTCAACAGCCTCGTACTGTATCTTGTTGACTTCAAGCCATTGGTGTAGTTCCTGTATTTTATCCGACTTTTTCATCGAGTGTATTCAACTTAAATTCAATTGGCGTTTTAAGATTGTAAGCGAATGTGTCGTATATATCCCAAAATGACATTTCATCCCAGTCCTTACCATCGCAAGCGATTTTTGCGATATACACATCAAAATATTCGTTCAATTGTGCAGCTGCTTTATTAATTGCTTCTGTAGCGTCTGAGTCATATCCAAGAATTATTGTTCTAACACCTTTATCCTGTAACTTGTAAATCTGAGCATCTGAAATCTTCTTTCCAAATGTCGCTACAACAGCAATGCTTGTGTTTTCGTACAAATCAAGTTTTCTGGTAAGTGCGATAACATCAAAGATGCCTTCTACCACAATAACGGTATCTGTCTCGTCTTCTATTACTGCATCATAGTTATATAGCAATTTTACAAAGTCATTGTCAAGACTATTATTGTATCGTCTGATTTGGTATTTCCCATTTCTTTTTGCTCGATTATTATACTGGTCGATTTCGTCTTTGCTCCATGTATGTCTTGAGACATATCCCACTATATCACCTTTGTCAATAATGGGGAATATCACATAATCGTCAAACTTGAAATTCAGCCCCCTTGTGGTTCCTACCTGGAAATATTCATAATCATCAGCAATAAAACCTCGTGATTTCAGGTATTGATTTTTGTAACATCGTTTCCACGATTCAGGCATTTCGACAATTACCAATTCATCATCAATTTCTTCTTCTGCTATATCAAAAAACTCAGGAATTTGTATTGGCGAGAACGTAACGTGCTCTTCAATTTTCAAATCTGGCCTACCAATATCTTCAAACAATTGGTTGGGGTCCGTTGTTGTGTGTCCGCATTTGAAACAATGAGACATAAACAACTTCTTCTTTTCCGTCTCTTTACCTACATAGATTCCAAATTTCCCACCGCCTTTACCGCAATAAGGGCAACTTTCAACTATAAGGTTTTTTCTACCACCATCGAGTTTAGCATGAAGTTCTTTTTCCAACTCTCGGATGATATAATTTCGTTCATCTTTGTTGATGTACATACTTGTTATACTTTGTTGATATTAATTGACCTTACTCGGTCATAAAAGATTTCGTTGTCATAATCAGTTGCAATTTTGAACACATCACCTCTTTCAAAGAATCTGCTTTTCGCTACATTGATACGCATTGTACGTTCTTTTCTTTCGTTAGATGATTGGTTGAGCGTAATTAAGTGAGTCAATGGTCGAGCCAATCCTTTTGCCTCAGCAGTGTTATACTCAGACAACACGTTCTTTTCATCATTAAGCCAATCTTGACTTTCAATTGTTGACTGATAAGTTCCAACAATCCATACATCTTCATCTGCCGCAAGGTCCTTCAGGTCATTAGCAACTGCTATACGCTTGTGGCGCTCACCATTTTCACCGTATTTCCGTCCTGACGCATCTGTTAACAAGTCCATAGAGTCAATAATTACAACATCAGGTTCCATGTCGTATTTTTTCTTAAACTCAGCAATGCCCTCCTGAATGTCAATGGTTGATACGTTAGAATTAAATTTTGGGTATGAACGAACAAACAGGTTTCCCGAAACAGATTTCAACTCTTCTACCATACGGTTAAAATCGGAATCTCTCAATGTTCCATGTTCGTATCTAAACGTACTACAAACAACCAACGATGCAGAATACGCATTCTCAACCTCAGCGCGACTTCCTTCTAACTGAAAGTGAAGAACATTGTATCCATCCAGACATGCGTTCCTACCAATCCATCTTGCTGCGTGTGTCTTACCTACACCAGTTGGTGCCAATATACCAGTTAACTGAGTTCTTAAATTCAGACCCTTGTTTCTTACGTCCAACTCATCGATATAGAATCGTGTGATTGGACGTTTGCCATTTGATTGATTGTTCTTAATGCGATTCTTCATGAAACGCTCTGAAAACGTAGCAACAACATTGGTAAACTCTGAGTCTGAAAGGGCAAATGATTTGGACCAATCCGAATACTCCTGGATAATTTTGTTTGCAGCATCATATCCTTCTTTATTGTATGCATCTCCAGCCTGCTTATATGCTTTTTGGAAATTCACCCTCTTTAAGTACTCCTCAATAAGTTTCAGGCACTCATCAGCATTAAGGCTTCCTGAAGTATTGTAAATATCATCAAGAAGGTGTATTGCATTTGTATTACCGCTAACAGCTTCCCTTATTGCTGAATATGGCGGTATCTTCTTGTATTCTGTGTAATAAGTCTTCAATACCTTGAACAATGTAATAAAAACCCTGTCAGGAAGATGCTCAGGCTTGATATGTTGACATACAATCGACAATATATAACTATTCTCCATGCAAGTCAAAAACAAGTCCATCAGGAACTCTTCAGAAAGTACGTTTATGTTATTTTTTGTTGCCATTTTCAATTCTTAACCTATAAATTTCTGGGAATTTATTTTGTGTTTCAATTTGACATTCTCTTACAAACTGACATTCAGAACAGCATTCGGATTCTGGAGACCATCCAAGTGTTGATGACTGGCAGATTAGATAACCAGACCTTGTGTTTAGCAAGCGTCTTTTTGTACCCTCTTCCATAGGAAGATAAATGTATTGGGCTTGTGGATGGTTGCTCTTATCTGCGATAAAAGAAAGTAGATGGCTGCGTGTGATGTTGGCACTCGCCAGCCATCTATCTTCATAATACCTTCGCCCTTTATCCGAATTGAAGCGTTCTATTGATTTTGGTCCGAATACTTGGTTTATCTTCCACTCATCACCTCTTTCCTTGAACCAATATGCAGAACTAACACAATAGTCTACAATTCGCTCTCGTGAGAATCCTCCGTGTTTCTGTTCAAGCCTTTCAAGAGCAGTGGACATTATTCTCATTGTCGCACCACCTTGTGAGAACTTAAATGATGGATTGATGAGTTTAGTCGCAATCTCCGTAAAAATCCTCATCGTTTGCTTCACCGTATATTCGTTTACCATCTCTTGTCAAATGCTTTTTAAGATATTGTCTGGCCAAAAACAACCTGCTTTTAACTGTTTCTACATTTTTTGATTTAAGTGTTCCCTTCTTGAACTCAATATCTGCTATCTCCCTCAAAGAATACCCTGCTTCTTGAAGTAACAGTGCATCTCTATGGATAGGCTTCATTTCGTCAAGAATCGATAGGATGTCATCGTTGTACAGTTCACGATAATTATCAACCCCCATCACATTGCCACTTATTTCATCATCATCGATAACATCGTCTCCAAAAACTTCAACGTCATTATCATCATTATCTTTGTCTATCTCAGCCTGTCTTTTTCGTTCTAAGGCCAATATGTGACGCTTTGTGACAATGTGTAGCCATGTACGAATAGAGCGTTCTGGGTCGTAGGTTTCTATTCTACGGTAAAAATTTACCAAAACTTCATTGTAATTCTCCTGTACATTTCTTGAATTAAAACTATACTGGATGCACAGCTTATAAATCATATTGTAGAATGGAGCAACGTATTTGTTGTACAACTCGTGTCTACGAGCTATCACTTGTGGGTCGAGCTCTTTGTCTAATTGCTCTTCTTGACATATTTTCGCTCCCATTCATAGGCCACCTTTGCATTGAACAACATAGATGGCCGTGTTCCAAGACGATTGTGGGCGCAATAACGCTTCCACTCTGCTTCTGTCTTGCAGAACTCAACTCTAACTTCTTCATCTTGAGGCTTGGGCTGTTTATCCAAAAACCTGAAGAAGCGACTTAGCAGTGATTCCAGCTTGTCATAATGTTTGCGGGCTTCATGTCTTTGAGCCCTTCTTTGTGCTCTTGTTTCCATTACAATTTGAATCGTTTGATGTAACAAAAGAAGATATGGATAGCATCAGCCTCATTGTCATCATTCGGTTCAATTTGCCATCTTTTTTGACAAAACTCAACCATTTCTTTTTTGGATGCATGTCCGTTTCCTGTGGCAAATTTCTTAACCGTCATCGGATTGATAAACACTGGCTCTGGAAGGTCCAATGTGTCACAAACTTCAAACAGAATACCCCTGAACTCAGATAACTTTCGCGTGTCTGTAAAATGATTATTGACACTAACATCTTCAGCAACGATTTGCCTTATACCGTTACGCTGAATAAAATCAATTATAGTGTTTCGGAATGCCGCGTGCTGTTTATTGTTGTTTCTACGCATAGATTCCGTAAAATCCCAGGTTCCACGCTCTTTCAAGCAAAAGAAGCCTGTGTGTGTGGCAATGTCAAATGCTGCCACCTCATCTCTTGTAAGTGGTTTGTCTTGTGTTTTCATTATAAGAATGAAATACCATTGTGTTTGTTTACCACCAGTCGATTAGGGTAATTTTCAGCGATATTGCCGTGACTTACCACAAGTGAAGTGATATGTGTGTCATTCAAAGCCTTGAATACATTGGTTAAACCTTGCTCATCTGTAGCGTCAAGAATTTCATCGAATACCAACAGATTAAGGCCCTTTCCTTCTTCACAATTCACATTCGTCAATTTATGTAATGCAAGGATATTTGCTAACTCTACTCTTGTTTGTTCTCCCTTTGATAACTTTTCAAATGAACCACAATCAAGCCCATCTCTAACCAATGACACCGCAATCTTGTCACGGACCTTTCCTGATTTAAGTATTGTATACCCTGAAAGTGATACGCGAATATCGCTACCAATTGTTTCCAAAAAGTCATTTGTGATTTGGCTGATTGCATTTATTTTTGTGTTTGCTAAATGGGTTTTGAACTCCACAAAAGTAGCCTCTTGTACCTTCAATTCATTTAATTCACGCTCCACCGAATCCTTTGAGTTGATTGATTCCTGAAGTTCTTGTTCGTACTTACCCTTGCTTTCCTTCAGTTTTGCAATAACATCTGTTTCAGAAGAGCGCTCTATCTCACGAATAGACTCCTCGTATGATTTAATGGCACCTTCATTGTTTGAATTGCTCAAAGTTAAGTTTTGAATCTGAGATTCCAACGAATTTGAAGTAGAATCGATTACGTCAAACGCTTCGTTAAACATCTCTGTTCTCTGAACATCAATTTTGTTTGTTATTGAAGATATTGTTGCATTGATTCTCTCAAGCTCTGATTCTACCTTAGTAAACTCAGACTTCAGCACACTAAAATTAGTAGTGGCTTCATTGAACTCCTTTTTAAGTTCTGAGTATTGCTGTTGTAACAATGTTTCCTTCTGTCTTGCAGCCTTGCCTTCAGCAATACAGTTCTGATAATCATTGGCATTTGTTTTAAGCATATACTCAATATCTGCCTCTTCTTTTTTCTTGTCATCGAGCAATTTTCTTGTTTTTTCAATATCAATCCCTCCAGATAATGTAAATTCATGGCCGCACTTAGGACACTCAATAACACCGGCGAGTTGTTTCTCAATAGAAGCGATTTCCTGAACGATTATGCAACGAGTACTATTCATCTTCTTCTCTGATTCCTGGAGTGATAACACTTCTTTTTGCAATTTTTCAATCTCCTTCTTTACAGAATCCTCTTGAGCTGTTATGGTTTTTGATTTTAACTCATATACCAATGTGACATCATCAAGGATTCTCTGAGCGTCATCCAGTTTTTTTGAAATAGTTTTTTTGGATTTGTCGATTGTGCTCAACGAAGATTTAGCTTCATCCAAACTGTCTTTAAGTTGATTAAATCTTGACTCATAGTCGTAAGTAAAATCAAGTCCAGCGTTTGAGAACAACCCCTTGAT